GCTTGAACCCTTCCGCCTGGAATTATAAGAGGCTGCAAAAGAGAAATGAACCTCCAACCTGGGTTCGTCTTTTTTGATTTACCTAATGATTTTTCTGTCTCATCATTAATTCTGGTAGGGGATCTGATCAACCCAGACTTGCTAGTTAAACTAACAACTGAGGTGCTGTTATTTCCATCTAATGGAATGATTCTTAATTCATCATTTTGAATACTGAAATCCAAACCTAAAAGAGTAGTTATTTTCTTAATACCTTCACTAGCCAACCCACCAAAAGAAAAGCCCTGTTTAAGTCTTATATCCTTGATTGCAGTGTTTTTAAGGTCATTTGAAATGGGGTATAACTTCAAAAGAGTCTCGAGTATTTCTTTTGCAGAAGCATCTTTTTTAAACGAAACTGAAGCTTTTACTGTGTTTAAATTTCTAGCCCCATCCTGGGCTGAAATCATAGTAATCACATCAGCATTTTCTTTCATGTGTTCGATTTTGTTCACATCACCCACAAATAGAAGCTTTTCCCCTTCTGAATCAAGATACCCCGCACTAAGATAAATCTTATTTTTGTTTTCAGATTCAATATTTTTATCAAGCTGTTCACGCGTGGATTGACTTAAATTATAAACCTTAATACTCCCTATATTGGGTTCTTTGTTATTGGTTTTTTTAATATTAAAATTAATGCGTAAATTCTGAACCTTTACGCCTTGGCCTGCTACTGGCCCAATGTTGAAAGAGGTGGACCGATTAAATTGTGTCAATATCAGCCTCAGTTATATAAACCATTTTAACAGTTATTCCAAAATTATCCCTATTTACACTCGTTTCATTTTGGGTGGTATCAATTGCGAATAATTCACCAGGGGGTAAACCCTTGTCTGTGAACTGGTCCAAAAGAGGGTAAGATAAAACAACCTTTATTCCAGAAACTAAACTTTCATCTTCCAAGTTTTTAAAACTCATTGTCCAAAAACCAAACCTATCATTGTATGTGAAATTGATTTTATACGGAGTACCATCTAAACCAACCTCTAACTCCTGAGAGGTTATTTCATTATCTATAGGTATTACAACACTCATTATTATTTCACCAAACCGTTATAAAGCCCTGAAGCAAGTTCACCCTCTTGTACGGTAGTCTCATTTGTATTTACTTTATTTGATTCTGTTGAACCTGTTGTGTTTGATACATCAGTCGAGGGCCTTGGAATAGTAACTGTATCAGTGGAAACTGTTCGTATCTTCCTAAACCTAGCAGTAAAAGGCATCGCCTCACCTGTTCTAGCATCTCTCTGCATGTTAAGAGACAGCATGGCCATGTCAGAATAAGATCTAAGTCCAGTGACGATTTTAACCTTTAAAGGTTGGTGGTTACTACCGTTTTCTGTTCGCCCCGAAATATCTAAAAGAATATCCCTAGCCAGTTCAACTTGGTTTACTGAACCGGGCCTTTTTAAGTTCTTATAAACCAAACCACCAACATTTGCAGCGGTCCCAACGGCACCGGCTATAAATGGGTCAGTTTGTGAACCTACGAATTGCCCTAACCTCTGTACATTAGCTTGGAGTACTGGCGAGTTAGTTACAAAACCATTGATTTCTACTTCATCAGGGGCCTGCCTAATATGGTCTGATATATTAGCGCCCTCTTCAATAGGCCATTGAGTTACTTCGTTTTTGTAATCATGCGTTTCTTTTAAAGTCGCATCACATACCAATTCACCAATCGTAGCACCCTTTTTACTACCAAACAATAAGGAAACTTTAGATTCAGCCATTATTCAGTCACCGGTGAAGAGTTTATTGCTGATTCAATGTTTTGTGCATTTTCATCCCTAATGATGCCTAACAATTCTTCCGCCTGTTCATTTGTTGTTCCTGGCGTAAGCTGCACAGTTAATTCTGTATGGAATTGATTCTGTTGGGAAATTCCAGGTTTACCACCAACACTAAAAGCCCTTGCAAAATTAGCACTTGTACTTTGTGAACTTGCCGTCCCCTTAAAAGAACTTCCTATATTTTTAAGGCTATCAAAAAATCCACCACCAGAACTATTGCCCCCTGTTTCCGGTGCTTTTGGCGGTCTTTTTTTGCCAGAACCGACTAAGAATTTTCCTAGTACTGGGTATTTTTCAATCAACCCATCAACCACCCCATCTAATAAATTATTCGTGGATTTTATCAGTTTAGAAAAAGCTGAAGCAATCATCCTTGCTATGGCACCACCAATTGAAGAGATCAACCTTTCAAGAATACCAAAAAACAGTTTACCCAGTTCTTTAGCTACTTTAAGCATCACCCCTAATAATTTAGTAGTAACCTTTATTAATACTGGAACCAGTTCTTCAATGTTTTTAGTAAAAGCAGCTAAAGCTTCCTGATCACCTTTTACAATACCCTTCCAAAAATTCACAAAGGTATCTTTTAGCAGGGATAAAACAGGCATGACCTTCGCCTTAAAATCTTCAAAGCTACCTATCAAAGTCCCTATTAATGATTTACCGCCCATTGTCCAGACAATAAAATCCTCAATCAAAAGGCCCACCGCTGCACTAATAGCAGCAACTACCGCAATTATAGGGAGTAGCCATACCCCAAACACTGAAAACAAACTAATTAAACTAATAACCGCACTAGCTAATACACCAAACACTAAAAGAAGAGGCCCAAGTGCAGCCACAATACCACCGATTATTAAAATCGTAGTTTTAGCTGATTTACTTAACCCACTAAATTTTGCTACAACCTTTCCCAATGCCCTCACAACTTTTAAAGCAACCGGTAAAAGAATCTTACCAAACTCAACAGATAAATCATTCAGCCTAGCTTTAAAGATTCTCATTTGGTTTGCAAAGCCTTCTGAAGTACGGGCAAAATCACCTATTGCATTTTTACTTTGCTCTTGTGCTAATTGAAGAGTGGCCAAGGCTTTTTCTTGCCTCATCGTGGCCCTTGTAATTCCTTTAGATCGGTTTAATGCGACACGTTCAACAACATCTTTTTCAAGAATTGCAATACCTAGTTCTTTAATAGATTCACGTTCACCTAAAAGCGCTTTTGTAAGCGACCTGCTTGCACGTTCAGCCCCACCCTCTAAGTTAGTGAATGAAGCTAAATCAACCGCCAATTCATTAACATCTTTAGAGAATTTTAAAGTCTCATCTTGAGCAAACCCAAAGCCAGATAAAAGATCACCCGTATCACTTAATAATTGTTTAGAAGCATTTGAAGATAGTCCAAAATTCTTTTTTAAATTATCAGCAACGGCATCCGCTTCACTTCGTATACTGGAAAAAACAGTTCCAAACTTGGCCTCTGTTTCTTCCGCATCACTAGCAGCTTTAATCATTCCGCCGGCTAATAAACCTAGAGGTAAACTTACAAAAGCAGTTAAGCCCGCCCCTAAATTACGGATACCATTAGCTGTTTGTTTTAAATTGGTAGTAACACCACCGAGAGAATTCTTTAATCTTCCAATATTTTGATCGAACCGTTTAACAGCTGAGTTATCAGCTCGGAAAGATAATTTTGTGACTAATTCCCTAACGATCATTTTTTATTAACCTTATCCGTTTCTAATTTTTCGTAATACTGAAACATATCCATTACGGCTTCAGCGCGTAGGCAATCATCAAGTGACCAGAATGTATCTAGTTCTTCCAATGTTGCTTTCCCACTGTGCCATATTCGCCATATAATAAATTCTTCCCTTAATTCTTCACTTAGCCTTTGTTCCGTTTTTTCTGCGTTTGAGTTTGGCCTTTGCTGTTCGCTTTTCCAATACCCATCAGTTCCAAAAAAGATTTGAAGTTCACCTCCAATGTATACCAAACTACTTTATACATTAAAGCATAACCATCAGCAAAAACCATATCAAACACTTCATCTTTAGCCACTTCCTGGCCATCGACCCTAGTGGTAACAAGTATTTCTTGTATAAGGTTCATGAGGGTTTCTTCATCAACATTTTCAAATAGCTTTTCAAGCATTTCTGAAATATCAATATCAGAATCCAGAAAAGATTCTGTTTGGCCTTTTGCGCCAATTAATTTTCCCAACGCAGGGCCGACTAAGCGGGTTATTTTAAGCTTTAGCTTTAACCCTCTACGCGCCGGCAGTTGGGTGACTTCGACCTTTTGGCCATCAATTAATTTGTCCTGTGTTTTTATCATTATTCATTTCTCCCTCGTGGCGAGTTGGTTAAGTTATCCGTTTCCACCGGCGAATACATCAAGATCCGCTAGGTCAAACGTCCATTCACGATTATCAACTTCTTTGCCAAAAGCCGCTTCAGGTGTCTTTCTGATCCATCCATTCCCTGAGAAATAGTTAGTTCGTCCAGAAGCATCTTTTACAATGATGGGAACGACCCCACCATTTGTAAGTTCATCAGCAAGAGCAATACCCGAAAGTACATCATTGCTAGGTGAAGTTTGCGCTAATGTAAGAGTCATTTCTCCAGATTTATCACTAGATTTTGCTCTTGATGTAACACCATCAGCACCATTTATTTTTGAATAAGCATCCTCAGATCGCATAATAGAAACAAAGGTTCCATCAGCAAAACCTGACATTGGGATACCGCCAACACTTATTATAACTTGACTAGGGTCATAGGTTAAAACTGCCATTTTTTACTCCTTAAACCGAAACGGTTCCATTAATTGTTACGGCATGAATCGCACCTGCGAGTGTTGCCTGAAATGTTATGCCGTTTAATTCTCTGTTGGCTTTATCAACCGCAGAAATATCAATAGCTTTGGGTACTGTAACAGTCGGTTGAGGGTTATTTGTAAGCCCTTTAGCTGCAATACCATCCTGAAGTTGTGCGGTAACTTCTGCTTCAATTGCAGCAATACCGGCATCAGTATAAGGTACTTTTAAGCTATTAACTAATACAGAATAAATACGCTCTTGCATCCTTGATTTAAGCCAATCAACAAAAACAATTACATCAAAATATTCACCTTCGCCAACTTTACCTTCAGCTGTGATATTCACTTGAGCCACGGTTAAGTAAGTGTTAGCATTTTTGTCTTTTACATTCTTTTCTTGTGTAGCAGATAAGCTGTCAACGGTTACACTAGAAACTGTTTTGAACATACCAGTATAAGAGCCTGGGTCTTGAACTAAAGTAACAGCAAGAAAACCGGCATCGAGATATTGAGTAGCAGCATTTGCATGGTAGAAAACCGCTGACCTGGATAATGATTGTGATTTAGCATAATAAGCTGCAGTGGTTACATCAACCGCATCAGTTTGGTCTTTGATATTAGCATCAGCGGAAGCTGTTGCAAATACTTTGAATTCTGCTTCAACCCAATCCATAATGGCTTCAACATCTGCTTCAACTCTTTCAGTATAAACAAGACCATACCAATCATCATCAGCCGTATTGATAGCTGTAAGATCAGCGCCTGGGGTTGTTGCTGTAGTGTAAGTAATTGTTAATTTAGATTCGATTTTAACAGCATAATCTGTACTGGCTACATCAGGATCTAGATCAAAAGTGCCATCTAAGTTATCAGTAGCTGTTACGGCTAAAGTTCCAGAAGCATTAATAAGACCAACTAATCCGGCTGCAATAGTGATTGCTGTTGCACCAATACCAGAATTAAAAGTGAATGTTTCACCATCAATTACAATTGAATAGTTTACAGAATCAGTTACCGTGTCAACAGTCACAACTGAAGTATCAGAGGTGGCCCTACGGCTAATGGCAATTCTACTTACCTGTGGATTTTGTGCGAAAGCATCACTGGCTGCAATATGTTCTTTTGCAGTAGTGTCGAAATCTTCAGCAACTTCAGATAAAGTGTTATAAAACTTAATTAGAGGTGTAAAAGCTTTACTTACCCCCATTATATTTATTGTTCCAAAACCAACCCGTGAAACTGAGGAAGTTTGCCGGGTGATATTGACATTTACAATATCATTGATACTCATATTTATTCTCCTTTATGGTGTGGTAACTTCCAACGTTGTTGTTACATCTGGTTTAGGTGGTTGACTTAAAGTTCCCGTTCCGTTAAAATCTTCAATTACTGAACCGGTGTCTGTAATAACACTATCAGTTCTCATTAAAAGTTCAAACATACCGCGCTCTTCAAAATTTGATTGATCTAATCCTGTCAGGTTTGTTATTGCAAGCCTATTTACTATGATTAAATTAGATAAACGAAAGGTGTCTAATATTGTTCCCTTTCTAGTACTATTTTTTAAATCTCTTAATTTCTGTATGACCCCTGGGCCATATCCATTTATTTCAACTGTGAAAGCTCTGTTTCCAGTGATGACTACATCACCTGAAATTGCATCAGGGCTAGATGTATGATCTTCAGCCTCATCTATAAAAGAAGCTAAACGGTAAGTAAAGAAAGGTGCGTCTGGTTTGGGCCCATTTCCTTCTGCCATAATACATACATTAGTAGTTTCAGAATCAACCCATGCTTTAATAGCTGTTTGTATAGTTGTTAAATCAGCCAATTAAAGCCACCAGTGATTCATAGTGAGATCGAACACCATTCTGCCAAGCCTCAACCCTAACAACTTCAAAAGCATTTGTTTTACCAAAAAGTGTTAATTTATCAGGATTAATCTTTCCATTTTCATCTACAGTTTTTAATTCAAATTCTGAATAGATGCGATAAGCTTCAACTTCCCTGCGCCCTTCGGGTAAAGAGGCCATATCATCGCCTAGTGGTGGCTGTATGCTACCCTTAAAGCTGATTGGATCAGTACCACCTTCAGACCATTTACCCAAAGCATCATAAGATCCGGCACCAGAATGTCGAACGCCTGTAATCGTATTTCCAAAACTAGATGCCACGTGTAACCTCAGTATGAGATATTGAATTTCTCATTTGTGCAGAATCAATTAAAGGATTAGAGCTTCTTTTCCTTTTAATTGTGGATGGTTTATTAGGGGGTGATCTTAAATCCGTAATCTGTTTTTTGACTAACCTAGAAACAGACTCACCAATAATGCCCAAGCCTTTTTTAACTGTAGTATTACCTTTGACCAACCTATCATACATTACCTGTTGAATCTTATTTATTTTGGTTCGGTTCTGGTCGAAAGTGTTTCTCATGAAAGGTCTGGATGGTATGTTTTTTGTTCCAAATTCATGTATTGCACCGATCTTAATCAATTCAGACATATCACTAGCTTCATCTGCACCAGAACCAGATTTAGTTCCAGGCTTTAGAGTAGCATTTTCAGGCAAACCAACCTTTGTGTATGAATCATCAACAGCAACCATGTTGTCCATGAACTTACCCCAACCTAAATCAATATCTCTTGTGCTCATATACACCTATTCATGGGTAAAATGAGGCAGCCCCTAATTAATTGATATAACTCTTGGCCATAAATGGTTTTCCCATAATAAGCTTCTGAAGCACTACCAGTGGCAGTTGGGGCACTATAAGAACGGGCCAAATCACCCTCTTTTTCCATTGTAATGGTACCGGCAAAACCAGAACCAGACCCCGTACTGCTACCACCTGAAAGTGAATCCAAGTGGAGCCAATGCAAGACCAAAAGAGCAATTGCATACGTACCTTTATCACCAAACACATCAGCGCTTAGTTGTAGTCGTGCCAAAGCCTCAAAATCCGTCAAGCGTGAATCGCCTGCGAAATCCGGGCTTTTTAAAGCGACTATTTCTGGTACGGTAGTAATTGCCATGATTAATTATGATGATCAGTTAAGGATTTTATTTGTTTGTCAATAAAGTTGATTACTTTTCCTCTACCTTTATTGTCTATTTCTTTTTCCTTGAAACTATCAAGAGTCTTAGCATCAAAAGTCTGTTCGATTACTCCAATAGATAATTCATCAGTCATTTCACTGGGCTCACTAACTTTTTTACCTTTATCATCTCTTCCAGTAACTATCAGCATTACACCATTATCAATTTGATATTGAAACTGCTTATTTGCTTTTAGCTTTTTAACATCTTCTGGGTTCTTGATCTCAGTTACACCAGGCATAATTAATACGCCTTCGCATCTGTATGGGTTTGATTTCTTTCTGTTAATAATCATTTTTTAATTCCTTATTCTCGTGGTTAGTAGTATGCTATTTTTTTAAGCCCCGGCATACCGGCGAGGCAACCTCTCACCACGAGAGTAATTAGATTCCTTCAACAATATTCATTGAAAGTGGATAATAAACCTGAACACCGGCATATCGAGCATGAGCATTAACGATAAACTCTAAACCGCGAGCCTCCACTGCTAACATCTCGAAAAGAGAAGGTAGTTCTAAGGTTAATTTATCAGCGCTTTTCTTGTATGAGATCATTACATTAGCGGGTCCACCACCACCAGAAGGTAGTACGGCAACATCAGCTAATTCATTCACCCATTCAACAGTAACACCAGGATTATTTTGAAGAAAAAATTGCAAAATAGTAGTGTCTGTTCCTGCAGCTAAACGAGTAGTAGATACATAACTATACTCATCAAGAGGCAAAAGAAGGGTATCAGGGATCTCAACACCTTTTGAAAGGGTCATGGGATCTCTAACCGCGTCATTCATATCCTTTAATACTTCATCAGTATTTTTAGGAGAAGCGCCAAGCCAAGTAACATTACCAGAAACAACGCCAGTTTGAACTGTTGCAGCAGGTACATCGGGCTGATTAAGTAGGCCCAATAAGCCTGCTTCAGCATCACCAAAAAAGGCGAGTTCATTTACTTTTGCTTCATAGCTTTGTCTAGTTGCATTAGCTTTTAACTGACTCAAGGCTGTACCGGCTTTTGCTGAAGCTCGTACTTCCTGAAGATTATAGCCAAAAGATCCACCCAACGATTTAACTCTAATGGTAACTTCTTTACCTTTAACGTCAGAACGTGGAAGATCATCAGCATAATCTGCGATCAGTTTCATTACGCCTACACGATCAAAAGACCTGTAAGTAATTGTTTCAGCACCAGGACCGGCAGATGTATCTACAGGCAATAGGCTAGTTGCTTTATACTCAGGATATAAAACATTGTATACTTTTGTTTTGATGCTTTCCAATTGACGGGAAAAGAAGACCGATTCACCGGCATCAAGATTTGTTAGTTGTTCCATTATGATGTTTCTCCTTTATTCGTTATGGAAGGTTGATTTCAATTTGTGCAAGTTTCAAAGCAACGTCTACTTTTATGACTTTGCCTCCAGTAGCGATATTAGTCCCTACAGTATCAGTTACTTTTCCTAATTCGGCACCGCCAATATCGATATTAATAAAAACATCGTCATCAATTGCGATTGAACCGGAAACAGAAGTTTCAACTGCACACCAGATTCTTCCCTGGGTAAGTGCTGAAACCATTTCTTCGTCTGCATATTCAGCATCATTAACACCGGCTGCAGAAGGTTCTTTATGTTTGTGAACAGATATACCACGGAAAACACCGGCACCATCAGCATTTTTTACCTGAGTTTCCGCGTTTGTTCCGGCGATAAGGCCGTGTCCGAAAGGAATAGTGCTTTCACCAATTCCTGAATTCACCCGATCAAAGCCTGAGTCGGCTTTCATGCCTGCAAAGGCTACATCGGAGTTACTGTTATATGAAGTTTGTACTGACATTTTTCAATTCTCCTTTGGTTATTTAGTTTCGCCTTTGTGGGCATTTGTTACAGTTTTGTACATATTTTTACGGGCTTCATCTGAATTTACAATAGGTTCTTCACCATCTTTGTTTTGCATTTGTTGTCTTTGATCAGCAACACCTGATTTTTTAGGTGTGTTTTCTAAGGCAATATCAAAACGTGCTTTGATGTAAGATTCCTCTTGGTCATCAGCATTGAAATCAGGTGAGTACTTTTTGATAACAGCAATTTTGATTTCGCTATCAGTTTTAAGCTCGATTTCTTTAGATTCTTCTGAATCAAGATGTTTAAGAGCTGAACTTACTAGAGAAATTCTAGCGTCAACAGCTGTTTTAATTTCTTCAGAATTATCCACATTTTTAAGCTTTTCTAATTCTTCTTTCTGAGAATCAAACTTAGCTTGAAGAGTGGTTTTTTCTTCTTTAATTGTGGAAACTGAACCTTCGGCTTTATCAGCGCGAGAGATTAGTCTGTCAAGTTCCTTCTTGACCTCTGGGGAGGCTTGATATTCAATGCCATCCAGATTTACGGTAAGTAAATTCTTTTCCATTTCTGGTTTCTCCTGTTGTTTGTTTATTTGGATGGCATCGCCAGAATCAAGGGAAATCCTTGCTTGTGACCCTGCCCTGGCATTAACTACTAAAGCCAGATGATTGTATTTTATGTTCTTTTGTACGGCGTCATAATGAATGCCTTTATGTTCCCCTGGGCTTTCGTCAAGGTCAAGCTGATAGCCTAAACTCAACTCTTGCTTACCTGACATAATTTTTTCGATTACATCTTGGTTATTGACCGTGAGAGTGTTCATTACATATATGCCATCAGCACGAGCATTTTCCCCTGTTTGCCCTACGCCTAATTCTTTTACGTTTTCTGAAGTAACAAGGCCCGCTGAAGGGTGTCCATCAGTAACAGGAATCATATTCATTGTTGCTAGGCTATCAAGTTTAAACACTTCATCAGGATCCCTAAACTCTTTTCTAGCTGATCCATCAGCATTTCGATAATCCAAAACTCCAGTCCTAGAAACGATTACATCAGCCATTAACCTGCCATCATCTAGTATTCTAGCGTTTTTAAGTCGGCCTGTATCGTATCTTCTCATAGTTGACCTATTACCCCGGCAACAATTGCGCCGACACCAAAAACAAATATTTTTCCACCATTACCATCTACTGGCAAAGGAAATGTTTGTTTTGCTTCAACCAAAAACCCATCGGTAGCGTTTGTTTTAGCATCCGTAAACCCAAATCTCAAATCACTTGAGGCGTCGTTATTCTGAATTAGAATTAATTTGGTATCCGAGGATACTGTGGCCACTTCAAGAGTTGAACCATTTGGTGCTGTAAATCCGTTATTTTGCATAATTACCTCTCATCTAGTATCGCGTCAACTGCAGCAATATCGGTAGCCGCAAAAAGTTGTTGTTTAATGGGACGTTCCTCATCCTTATGATTTTTTACTGTACCCAAAACGGTGTCCACAAATAAATTAAAATCCTCAATAGTGTTAAAAACATAAGTCTCATCTTCAATAGTGGTTATTTGTAATGGGATGAAAAGTTTACTTTTATCGATAAATTGTTTCATGTGAGCAATAAAATCTTGTGCTTTTTTTATACAAGAGAAATGTTTTCCGTTATGCGAAAATCCTTCGCTCAGCTTTTTATATGTTTTATTAGTAATCTTTTTTCTTTTCTTTTTCTTGTATTTAATAAGTTTTTCAGGGGTTGTTTCCGAAACAGTCTCATAAGCGAACCCATTGTATATATCATGGTCTGATGTATCATCTAATTTGGAAGCCTTTACGTTATCAGGGGCATCTGTTCTATAAGATTCAGTAGATGAATCAAAGGAACCATCATTCTCAAAATCAACATCGTGACCGCTTCTTAAAATCCTTCCGGTAGCTGTGTCTGTAACTATGTGCATTGTCATTGTAAGAACCCCGTAGTTTCAAGCTTTCTAGCTTCCAAGCATCTTTCACTACCCACTTCAAACTTTCTGCAAGAGTCCGGGCGTATTTCATATATATCACAACTGATTTTCTTTCCGACTTCACCAGACAAAGCGCTGCAACAAAAACCATCATCATGTGGCTTGAACCCCATGTGGTTTTTTTGCCATTTCAATATTGGCTTATATCGATTCGGAATAGCTTCCCATTCTTCATCAGTGGCATATACAGAAATATTCTCCAAACTTTTAGAGGTACAACATTTCCCGCAATCCAAGCAGTCTACAATCTCAAAGTTGGTCATAATAACCCACTACTCCGATACTAGCATCATCAGATGCTTGTGTTACTCTATATTCAATGTTTTGAAGATTACTACAAATAGTTTCCTGAATACCGTACCCAGATTTATTCTTGTCATCAATACCATTGAATTTATAAGTGGCATTGTCCATTGTGGAGCCTGTCGGCCTAATTTCTAGGAAATCACCCCTATCATCTGGGGCTATAACAAGGGCCAAAATAGGTTCCAATGATGTAGGTGGAACGAATGCAGCTAAACTTACCCCCGTGTAAATGGTAGCTGAACCAAGTGATAAAACTGTTAAATTAGTAATTTCCTCATCATAGAAAACTTTTCTAAAATCATTCGTTCTTGTTTGGATGAATTTTATAAAATCACCAGAAGCATTGTTCCGAACCCATCCAACCCTTTTAAATACATCGTATCCACCTGGAAGCGTGGGCGCGGTACTAGAAAGAGACAATAAAGCCCCTTCTGTATTGGAACCTGTAGAATCATCAATTATAAATAATGCGTACCAAGTGCTGACCGCTTCTGTCCCAGTGTCTAACCCATTTAGGCCAGAAGTAGTAATATCGGCTGTTCTCGTGGCTGTATTAATAATATTAAACCCATTCGCGCTATCTCTACATTTACCCGCTTCAATTGATACCGTAGATACACTTGCAAAAGTCATCTCTAAACCTTTGACCCATCCTTCCATAAAAGGATGTACTAGATCTGTTATATCAGATTCAGTATGTGTATGGCCTGGGGCTGTAAAAGGTAAAGAACCAATTAAAACATTCTTTTTCGCATTAGTGGCTGCTGAATCTTCGATAACCAGTAAATCAGCACCAATGGGTGTGGTTTTATTAGTTATTAATGAGATCTCACCTGCCACATTATCATGTAAGGCATCAGCATCAGTATGATCTAAATCACTAATTTCTGATTCGGTGTGAGTATGGCTTGGAGCAGCAAAAGGTAAATTTCCGATTGTTACACTTTTTTTGGCATCAGCAGCAGTAGAATCTTCGATAACAATTGTATCAGCATTTACTGGTGTACCCTTGCTTGTAATGGCTGTGATTTCACCTGCAACATTGTCGTGGATTGCATCTGCATCACCACCACCTGGAAGGTTAGAAATCTGTATTCTCTTCTTACTATTACTATCGGCTGAATCTTCAATCAATATTAAATCAGCGCCAATAGGGGTTGTTTTTTCACTTACTGCATTTATCTCACCCGAAACATTATCATGGATTGCATCGGCATCAGTGTGGTCTAAATCAGATATTTCACTTTCTGTGTGAGTATGAGAAGCAACTGGTAAATTCCCTGCTTGTACTTTCTTCTTATTGTTTGAATCCGCACTATCTTCTATGATGATTTCATCAGCAGCAATTGGCGTTACTTTCTCAGCAATGACACCTATTTCATCAGCGACATTATCATGGATCGCATCTGGATCTACATTTATGCTTGGTCCGTGTACTGCCATTAGAATTTACAAACGAGCCTATTTGGAGGTAATTCTGTGTCTACTAGAAAATTAGCAGGTGCCTCTGTATCTGTCAAAAATAGTGCAGATATGACTTTTTTTCCAAACCCTACAAAAATAGGGTAGAGGATTACTTTTGCTTGCTTAATCATTTTTGACCAAAAAAAAATCCCGGAAAAGCTTTAACACTTCGCCGGGATTAATATTCACTTTATTAAAAGGAAATTATTCCAAAAGACTATTTCTATAATACGATATTTTAGGGCTTAATCCTAATTATTTTTTTCTTAAATTGATATTTTTTTCAACTTTCATTGAAATATGGTCTATCCCGCCTTGATTCATCTTAATCCCAACGTCAATTCTACCTGTGAAACTCTTGTCTGACTCAGATCGAATTTCTCTAGCAATATTCGCCAAGCTTTCTTGTAATTTACTAGAATCAGCCATTCTGTAAAATCCCCTCTATTATATCGTCAAAAATTGGTTCAGCATGGCACCTGCATTGTACATCATCCCCTGGGTGCCCTGTATTTGCCGGTGATTCATCCCAATTAAAAACCTTTCCATTATTTGCCCTGTGGGTGGGTCTTACTCGCTCATCTTGTGCAGTTCTCCAAGTGTATTTTTGGATGCCTAGATTAGTTTCTCTTAATTTCGTGAGTTGCCCGTTTAATTTACTTACCTGATCCCTGGCTATTAGCTTGGCCCGGTTCTTTGTTTTGGATGCGAGATCTTTTCCTTTAATAGGGAACTTTTTCCCTCTTTGCTCGAATTGAACTATGCCAGATCTCAACCCACTAGCTAATCTTGCATCACCTAATAATCGGGTAGCTATAGTTCTATGACTATCGCCTTGTCTAAGGCCCCTTTGTACAATACCTGAAACATCAGCAAGGTAGTCTTGCTCTAATTTCGTTATAAGCTGCACATTTTCTTTAGTAAAGCCATTTAACACAGGCCCCAACCATGGTTCTTGTTGGAATATTGCAACGCCCATCACGTTTTTCATTGTTTTTTGCCACTGGGCATCATTCCAGACTGAAGTTTCTTGGCCTATCTCTTCGGCGGTTAAAACTTTACCTAGAGGCTGTGAGGCAATTCCTAATTGAAGGGAATTGATAACTCTGTCTGCGGATTCCTCAAAAGCATCTGTTTTAAGTAGTTCTGGGAATTCTAAGTCTCTTTGAGCGGTTAAACTCTCAAGGTTATTAACCACAATCTGGATTGTTAAGGCGATCATATTCTCAACATGGCGATCTAAGATTCTTTGGTATTGCCTAGATACTGGAACTGGGAAAAGCCATTTAACAGTAGGCGTTTTCTTAACCTTCCTTTTGTTGAGGTTTTCACGCCTCATTGCGATCTCATTTACAAGATCAACCCTGTCTCTTCTAGTTGCAATCATTCTTTCGTGGTGGATTTCTTTTTGCGTTTCTTATAGACTCTTTTCTTTTTTCCTGTTTTCTTGCTTATTTCAACAGTTTCCATTTTGGAAATAGTTGGCTCTTGTTCGGTAGGCTTAACAATTGTTTCACGTGGAACCTCCATTTCATTAGTACGGAAATTTCTAGGTATTTTCCATTTATACTTACATTCTGGGCAAGTGGCTATACCTCTAAAAGTAGTGGCCCCCTCATCATTACAATTTAAACATTTCAAGCTGAACCTCCACAAGATTTTCAAGATCTTTGATATATTTTTCCTGAATAACATACTTTTTTTCCATTGTATCAATAATATTATTTAAGACCTCTATAAGTTTTTTTTTCTCATCTAAGAGAATTTTGGTCATTCGTATTGTATCTAATGCTTTCTTGTATAATTCATGGTCTACTTTCTTATTCATTTAACTCTTCATTGGTAGCTTCAATCGCATTATCTAAAGCCATGCCTGATAATTGGTGCTGTATTACTATAATACCATGTTTGATTTGCTGTAGCTCACTCCTGGAGTGGTGTTGCTCTTCCAAAATCCTATCTGTTCGTAATGAATCTGATTTGATCCGGGCTTGATTAATTTCATTATAAGGTTCCCAAATCAAAGTTTTTACTGAATAACCCCCACCTGGTAAAAGCACAAGCCCAAGTAATAGTTTAATTGATTTCTTATCAATCTTGAAACTGAATGTGCTGTCATTTCCTTCACTCATTTTACACTGTATATTTTTTTTACATTCTTTGGCGAGGCGTGTTTACCCCTGGCTTTGGAAAGGAAAAAATTCCAGTAGGTGCGCCTGAAAAGTGGCATTCCATTCTTTTTCAAAAGTTTCATTAATTCCTTATCTGCCTGTTTCCATAAAGAATGCGGTAATAGCCTTTTCCTCATTAATTGGTATAAGGCATCATGGCATAAAGAAGCTGTCATTGTATCATCCGTATCTTTGGTGGGGCCACTGGCACCATCCCAAGCATAATGCTCTTTAACTACTAAAACATTATCGAATAATTCTATTAAATCGGATTTTATTGGTTTAACGGTCCTGAAAGCCTCACCTAATACAATGACCTCATCTTTGTGTAGTTGATATTTATAGCCTTTTCTGTATTCCATTATTTTTTCCTGGTTTCTTTATCCTCAAAATCTTCAGGATCAGTGATTAAATCCTTTCTATCGCCTGGCTCTAAAATTGTCTCGGTGCTGTACTGATCACCGCCGAACCTTGAAACAGCAACTTCTGCAGGGATTAAAACACCAGTATTAATGTAATTAACATCAGTTTCAGATTGGATCTTTCTTAATTCAGCCTGCTCTTTTTCTGTTGGTAGCCATAAAGGGTTGAATTGAATTGACCAATCATCTAGCTCTTTTCCATTAGTAGGGCCCTGTTTAGATAGCATTATTATTTTGACTAGATAAGTCATTTGTTTGAGCATCTTCTCTTGCTGTAATGCTGCAATCTTATCATACCAGAATCTTATATCTGATTCGCCAGTACTGTTCAACCCTGCAGGTGATTGGCCCATTAAAAGGGTGTGAGGGATACCAGAAACAGCTGATAAGGCAACCGTAAACCGATCAATAAGAGCATCTAAACCACCAACACTGGAAGCTTTTTTCTCGTAGGATTCTTTAGAGTCGATCAAAGTTGTATTAAGAATAGATCTTGATAAATCCATAATTTCGAGCCTAGCCTTAACTAAATTCTCTTGCCCACCTGCGATTAACTCTTGAAGATTATCAATAGAAAGTACTGGGTGGATGAAATCATTTAAAATTGACCTTGTAGAATGATAAGCACCACCAACATTTGAAAGCTGTTTATGGATCGCCTGATAAACAGAATCACCCCAACCTTTGTTTATTTTTCTGGAAACTTCAGAAATATCAACCCCATCAAACGATAATACCCTGGAAACATGAACAGTGAAAAGAGCGCCTGAAAAAGTGTTTTCAATTGGGTTTACTTGATACCTGAAAGGTTTACCGAAACCGGGCTTTTGTGGGTCTTGCTGAATATCTGTAGGGTCTGCCCAAATTTTAAATCTATCGTATACCCTTAATTCTTCGACTTTGTTGATTTTGTTTAAATCAAGCTCATCTTTAAGCTCACCACCATCATCAATAAGCATTACAACTAGTGCCCCACCATATACCCCGCCCCATCTCAAAGCTTTGTTTACAAGAGATTTGGCATCTAATTCGACTAATGCTTTTTCAACATCACCTTCAGTATCACCTGTGACATCAAACCAATTGCGAGTCATTTCCGCCGCAGGTAAATCGACAATTCTCTTTGCTAAACCATCACCCCGGTATAATTCCTCTAATTCGCCAAACGTTCGGTCTACTGTTACCCCGAAAACATCCGAGGTTTGGTTATCTTTGGAAGTACCCATTTTGGTTAGGAGGTTGCTCCACCCATCTTCATGGATTATTTCCATTTTCCCTTCTGCTACATCTTTTCTAGTAGTGATTTTTTTCTTTACGCTTTTCTTTACGCTTTTCTTTACGCTTTTCTTTACAGCTTTATTCATTTTTTACCTTTCTTGGGTAACGGAATCCATCTAAGTCCGGTTCTATTTGTTACCGCTATATGCAGCCAGGTTTTTGTGCCTAGTTCAATTTCGTTTATCAATTCAAAAAATCGCTTTGTAAGCTTCTTCCATTCTGCGTGTGTAATGTTTAATTGATTCCTATCATACTTTTTCAAAAGTCGCCTCATGGCAATACCTGAATATTTCTTTGATTTAGCATCAATTGCGGAACCTCTTTGGTGGGCTGAGTATTCAGTGCCATAACCACAACCAAAAACCCTTAAACCGCTCCACTTGAATTTACCGCCCCATTTCCAATCGTTAACTGTAATTGAGCCAAAAATAAGCCTGAGTATATCCAAAGCCTCTAAAACACGAGGGTCAAAGAACTTCCAACACATTTGACCATATTTTTTATATGTGACGGGATCGACTAGCTCGTAAATCTTAAAGTGTTTGCACTTATAAGCCATATCTATAAAATACTTTATTTAAAGTTATATCCTAACTTTAATTTACCAAGTAACCAGTTTACTATAATCTAGGTAATCTTGTCCAAATTGGGTGTGTAAAGCATACCTGATCGCATCCATTGCATGATCATTTTGTTTTTTGGGTTTATCCTCGCCTTTATCCTGGGCTTTTTCATCCCAAACGTATGACATATATTCCCTTATAGAATTCCCACATTCATCTGAAACAGAAAAATCACCGTTTTTTAACATCCTAGAATGGGTGGCTATTCCATTTAAAACATCATTATCGGCATCAGTAATCCCCATTAAACCAGACCTTGATGCCTGTACTTTAAAACTAGTTGCAGATGGATCGACAATTATCTTTCTGGGCCTTATTTCACCAAAAAATTCCTTCAAATCTTCACAGTACTCGAGATCTGTCTTTTGCTTATTGCTGTCCCTACCGCTGTAATAGTATTCTTTTTCAGCCCAACAACTAGGGGTTGCGTCTGGATTATGTCCCACCAAAACACAAACGAAGGCATTGCTAGTACCATAATCAATACCGGCAGTATACCATTTGGCTTTTGGTAACTTCCCTTTTTTAAATACGTATGGCTCTTTTTCTTCAAAGAAATCGAATATAGACCCTTCAGCAAGCACCCATTCACCCATAATAAACCGCTTATAAAACAGCCCTGAGAACTCTTTCTTTAGGTTTTGTACATATTTTTTAGGTAGGAATGGATTATCCTCTAAAGCGAAATGAAATTCTTTTAAATCATTAACCCCTGCTTTATCGATATAATTAGTCTTAATTTCGTGATAAGGTGAATCTGGGTTAGTGCTTCCGTGAAACCTAGAGTCCTCAACTGACAGCCTGGTCATAAGCATATTCATGAAGCCTTTCGGCCATATGGTCATTTCATCGCCTAAAGCCTTGCAGCCGGTTAAGCCACGAATTTTACCTTCAGCCCTTATATCTGAAGCACCATAAAGTTGTATAGGCACCCCGAACATATAAGCCATGTGGGTGCCAGTTGAGTAATTGAAGTTTCTTTTACCTAGATAATCTTGAATAGGGTCCAGAACATTACCGGCCAAAGTTCTTTCTGTTCTCCCTATCATGATATGATGAGCGCCTTTGACCTTTCCTGTTTCCCCGATTTCCTCAATAAACTTGAGGTTTAACCCTACAGTCTTACCAGACCGAACCGAACCATGAGCAATATTGCACCTGGCATTGGCGTTCTCCATATAGTAGGCTTGTTTTTGGGATAGTTCCATTTATAGGGGTTGTGTGACTATTTTATTCCAATAAAACATATTTGTTGAATAGTTTCTTTAGTGATTGGTAAATACTGGTTTTTTCTTTTTTTACGGCAACTCTACTAACCTCACCGTCAACACCTTTCATTGGTATAAAATCATATCTTGGTTGTAATCTAGGTATCCTCGGCACACTACCCCCTAAAAAGGTATTGGAATATTAATCTTTCTCATCACTTCAGAGCTAAACTTCACCCCACAACCACCGCAGACCAAATCACCTGTTACTTGAAGTAGGTTCTCATCTCCGTTAAAGGGCTTGAATTCATCCTTGATCTTGTCTTGTTTGCATAATGGGCACTTCATTTCAAAACCACCGCAATAACAAAAGCTACCACAAACACGAAAACTAGTATTAGTTTGTATTCTTCCATTATTCCCCCTTAATTGCGTTTTTCTTCATTGTTTGAAACAAAAGCCTCTAAAACGACAACATGAACGTTAAAAGATTTAGGCTTACCATTATTAAAAACGGTAGTTCTCAAATACCCATTGTGTGATTCTCTTAACCTTAATTTTTTTGGTGTTTCCCTTTTTGATTCTGTTTTGCCATTTTTGAACCATAGCGATCTTATTTCTCCATGGGTAGAAACCTCATATCTTTCAAATCCTTGAATTTTTTTCCAGGTTTCACTTTCTACTTTGAGCATCTTGTTTCATTTTCCTTATAGCATTTAATATTTCTCCAGAATCGTTTTCGGTTGACCAATCCCTTCTATTGATAGACTCCCATTTACCATTAGATCGATTAACGAGAAAGAAGAATATGGCCATATCAGATGGTTTGATATATTTCTTAGTTTTCCTTTGTACTGCATTGGTATCACCTGTAAATTGGTTGTTTCGGTCTAAAGTGCCTCTACGCTCCATTACTGTTTCTTCAACAAAGTATCCTTCGCAATTCTTTAGTAATGAGTTTTCGACTGTTTTTAATCTTTCATCTTGTGAAGCTTCACGTCCTTTTTTAATATCGGCCAGAAATAGTTGCTTATTTTCCTTAAAAGTGGAATATCCGATCCCCATTACCTTGGAAATCTCTTGTTCGTTAAGTCCTTTTTTAGCTCCTTTGTAAGCTGATTCGTGGTGTTTTTCAGTAGCCTCGAAAGGTGGACGGCCCACTGGTTTTTTCTTTGCTTTTTTCTTTTTAACAGCCATTTATTTTAATGAATCAGTGGTAGTTAAATTAAATTTATGGTATAATAAGGGTATGGTATCAAAAAAACAACAAGCTAAAGAATTGTATGAAAGTGGGCAAAAAACCAAAGCTCTTGCAATTGTTAAAAAATGGCCTAACCTGGGTTTATACCGTGATGATATATTAAGGGGTTCTGATTGCATTAATAACCCTCGTTTTTATGAGCAGTTAGGATATAATATTGATGATTGTGTTGCAAAATGTTATAAATCCCTTGAATTGCTTATTTTTTGAAATTGTTTAGATAATCCTCATTACAGCTTGTAAGCTCTATATAATATTTGTTTTCCTCTGGAAAGGTGTGGATCGCAAAGTGGCTTTCACCTAATAGCCAAAGTGCTGTGTACCCCTGTGGGTCAAAATGGTGTTCAATAAAGCCTAATATTTTAAATCCACTGGCCTTTAATAGCCCGGTGTATGTTTCTTTTAGGTTGCTATCTGGGTTTATTACTGCCCACTCACTATGGTTCCATATTTTCGCTTTCAATTACAACCTCTATTTCAGGAAAATTTTCTTTTATTTTCTTCATATCGCCCTTATAAAACACTAATACATTTTGGTGGGTTTTCACCACTTTTCTGGTTCTCATATTAGGCCTTGCTCTTAGCCTACTAGTGCTTATCGGTTCAACTAATATCAATTCATTATACAAAACCATACCATTTTTTATGAACAAATCCTTTAGGTGATCTGGAAACCTATGATAATCACCCTTTTTCGTTCTAATATCACCACACACAATAATGGCAAATCTATCGTTTTTTAAGCATTTAATAGCATCAGAGAAGGCGTTTTCAATTATTAACATAAAATCTCCATAACTACCCTGGTTGCTTGCATCATCAGGTAAATCAGAATAAACCTCAAGATTAAAATAAGGGGGGCATGAAAACAGTAAATCTTGGGTTTCGGGTTTTATGTGTTTGCCTACATTTTGGCCATCATCACAAATATACCGGCTTTTTGTCTTTGTTTGATCAATCCTTTTTTGATTCAAATCGACCTGTTCTTTTC